TGGTATTCCTAATAATGCAGGTTCAGGTAAAACAGGAGATATTCTCTTTACAACAAAGGGTCATTCTTCAGGTGATACCTATTCTATTGTTTTAGAAATGGTTAAAGTTTACGGAGACTAATATGTCAAATTATATTATTGCAGAAAATGGTAACTTTCCTCCCCAATATAATGTATTGGTTAAAGGTGAGGATGGAATCTACAGAGTTGTTTTTGGACCAGACCCTGATTTAGAAGATGCAGAAAGAAAGCATAAAGAGCTTTCAGGCACTCCTAAAAAGGTTGAGAAGAAAGCACCTGTTAAGAAAACACCTGCTAAAAAAGCACCTGCAAAGAAAAAAACTGTAACCAAAAAGAAAACAGTTAAGAAAAAATAGTGTTAGACAAGACTCTATTGATGAAAGAACTTCGTCAATGGAGTCACACTGTTTTAGAACAACCTCAAGGTAAGTTTAACAACTTGCCTGCTTGTCCTTTTGCTAAAAAGACTTGGAACAACAATAAAGTAGATATTGTTGTAAGTCAGTGTAGTGATTGGTCAGACCTTATGGATAGTATTATAAGTTTCGATGATACTTATGATGTTATTATTTATTGTGGTGATGACTATGAAAGCATGACTGCAAGTGACTTAGAAGATAGGATTCATTTATTAAATGGACAAGCTAACCCTTTAAATTTATATTTAATGGGGTCACATCCTGATAGCGAAATATCTTTTGCTTCAGATGAAGAGTTTTATGGATTATTTGATGATGATTATTATGTGGTCTTTTTACAAAGGCTAGATACTTTAATTCAAGCATCTGATAATATTTTTAAAAAGGGTTATTATAACAATTACGATAATAACGAATTTCAATCTCAAATATTAAATAGGAGAAAATTATGGCAGGTATGAAAAAAACAGGCATAAATAAAATGGCTGGAGCTAAAAAAACTAAAGTTAAAAAAATGGCTGGAGCTAAAAAATCTAAAGTCATGAAAAAGCGTAGAGGTATGAAAAAAACTGGTATGAATAAAATAGGTGGCATGAAAGGTGGTAAAGGCACTAAAAAGCGTAAAATTAATAAAATGGCTGGTACTAAAAAAGCTAAAATTATGAAACAGCGTAGTGGTCAAAAAACTATGAAAAAAAACATAGGTAAAAAAACTGAAATGCGTGACGTTAAAAACTTCAAAGACATGATGTTTGAGAAGTTTGGTGGTGGAAAAACATAGACCAGTAAACTTTTTTTAGTTACTTAAATATTTTACGATGCCTATTAGGAAAAAGGCTAAGATGCCTCCTCGCAACAAAAAAAACTTTAGACCTACTAAGTCTGGTGCTGGTATGACTGAAGCAGGTGTAAAAGCCTATAGGAGGATGAATCCAGGTTCTAAGTTAAAAACAGCAGTTACTGGTAAAGTTAAGAAAGGTAGCAAGGCTGCAAAACGTAGAAAGTCTTTTTGTGCTAGGTCAGCAGGACAGATGAAAAAGTTTCCTAAAGCAGCGAAGAATCCTAACTCAAGATTACGACAAGCTCGTAGAAGGTGGAAATGCTAGATGGTTATGTCTAGAGCTAGCTTTGGTGTATTAACAAGAAAAGCACCAGCATCTAAAAAGAAATATGCCAATAAGAAGAAAAAAAGACCCCAAGGTCGGAACAGGAAAAAAACCTAAAGGCTCAGGCAGAAGGTTATATACTGATGAAAACCCTAAAGATACTGTCAGTATTAAGTATGCAACACCCTCTGACGCTAGAGCTACTGTGGCTAAGGTCAAAAGAATTAATAAACCTTTTGCTAGAAAGATACAGATTCTTACAGTTATGGAGCAAAGAGCAAAAGTAGCAGGTAAGAATCAACAAGCTAAAATAGCAAAAGCAGGTAAAGAAGCTATCAGGAGAAAGCATGGCAACTAGCGGAAGAACTACATTTAATCTAGATTTATCAGATATTATGGAAGAAGCCTATGAGCTTTGTGGTCTTACTATGCGTTCTGGATACGATTACAGAACTGCTAAACGTGCTTTAAATTTAATTTTTTTAGAATGGCAAAATAAAGGTTTAAATCTATGGAAGATAGAACAAGCAACACAAACCTTAACAGCAGGCACTTCAAGTTATGCAGCAGAAACCAGTGCACTAGAGATAGTAGATGCTTTTATTCGCACTGACTCTGCCGATACTACCAAACAGTTTGACCAGTTATTAAATAGAATATCTAGGACACAATATAATCATCAGGCAAAAAAACTAAATCAATCAAAGCCAACACAGTTTTATGTAGATAAAGGCACATCAGGTATAAATATAGTTTTATGGTCAACACCAGACGATGCTCAAACATATACATTAGTTTACGACTATATTAAAAGAATTGAAGACGCAGGAGAACCTGCTACTAATAACGCAGATGTACCTGCTAGATATTTACCTTGTTTAACTTATGCACTGGCATTGAATGTAGCAAGCAAGTCTATGGATGCACTACCAAGAATACCAATGCTTAAAATGAGATATGATGAACTTTGGAATGAAGTTAGTGATGCAGACAGAGAAAGAGCATCTGTAAGATTTGTTCCTGATAGTAGCGTTTATAGTAATTACTAATGTACGCAAAAGGTAAGAAAGCATTAGGAATTTGCGATAGATGTGGTTTTACATACAAACTTTCTGAACTTAAATACGAAATAGAAGATAAAGTAAGGAATGGATTGCGTGTGTGTTCAGATTGTTTTGACCCAGACCATCCACAACTTAGAGTTGGTGAACTACAAACCAGTGACCCACAAAGTTTATTTAATGCAAGAGTAGATACAGGAGAAGAAGAATCTACAAGATTGTTTGCATTTGACCCTGTAGGAGGAGGCATAACTCCTTTAGGTTCTAGAACTGTTGGTTTGGATATGCGTGGAGAATTAGGAAATATAACATTGTCTGGAGTTGTTGCAGCATCTCCAACACCATCTCCTTCTCCTTCTCCCTCTCCTACACCTTCACCCACACCAGCACCTACGCCAGCACCTACACCTGCTCCTACACCTGCACCTACACCTTCTCCATCTTATACGACCTATACAGTGACAGTAGGGAGTTATTATGGCTCAAATTATTTTTATATAGATGGTGTTAGAGCAGCTACTCTTAATTTGACAGAAGGACAGACTTATAGATTTAGTCAGTCTGATAGTAGTAATAGTGGACATCCATTAAGATTTTCTACTACTTCTAATGGAACGCATGGTGGTGGTTCTGAATACACAACTGGGGTAACAACAAATGGCACTGCTGGTTCATCAGGAGCATATACACAAATAGAGGTAGCATCTGGTGCTCCAACATTATATTATTATTGTACGAACCACTCAGGCATGGGAGGTCAAATTAACACATGACATACGCAGAATTAAAAAGTTTAGTACAGAATTATTTACAAAATACAGAAACACAGTTTGTTTCTGATTTACCTAATTTAATTAAACAAGCTGAAGAAAGAATTTTAAAGACTGTTAATTTACCAGTATTTAGAAAAAATGTTAGCGGAACATTAACAACGGGAAATCAGTATCTTGCAACACCATCTGATTTTTTAGATAATTTTTCTTTGTCTTATACAGATGCAAGTGCACAAACATTCTTGTTATATAAAGATGTAAACTTTATTAGAGAGGCATATCCAAATGCTTCTACTACAGGCACACCCAAGCATTATGCTTTATTTGATGATACAACTTTTATAGTTGGACCTACACCTAGTAGTGATTTTGTTGTCGAATTACATTATTTTTATAGACCAAATTCTATTACAGCAGGTGCAGATAGTGGAACAACATGGTTAGCGACAAATGCTATTAATACTTTATTGTATGGAACTTTATTAGAATCTTATGTGTATATGAAAGGTGAGCCTGATTTGATGGTGCAATACGAAAAAAGATATTTAGAGGCAATAAGTAAACTTAAAAACTTAGGTGAAGGTGATAATACAGTAGATATTTATAGAGATGATGCTGTAAGAGTTGAGAGAATGTAATGTTTACAGTAGATGTTGAATCAAATATAGGTAATGTGGTTGTAGAAACCACACAAAATAAAGGTTTAAGTCCTGAATATTGGACAGAAAGAATAGTAAATAAGATTGTAAGTATTAGTGATAATGCTGACCCTGTAGTTCAAGCACAGGCAAAAGCGTTTAAAGAAGCTATACAAACAGTTGTTTTATTATATATGAAACAAGCTATAGCTAGTGATAGAGCTACTGTAGCAGGTTTATTAGAAAAACAAGGTCATAAAGATATGGCTGATATTATTAGGAGAATCTAATGGCGATTTCGCAAGCTATGTGTACTTCCTTTAAAAAAGAACTTTTAGAGGGTGTGCATAATTTTAAAAACTCAGGCGGTAGTACATTTAACTTAGCACTCTATACTAGCAGTGCTTCTTTAAGTGCATCTACGACTGCGTACACAACATCAAATGAAGCATCAGGCACAAACTATACTGCTAAGGGTGCATCATTAACTAGAGTTGACCCTACAACATCAGGCACAACTGCGTTTACTGACTTTGCAGACTTGACATTTTCTAATGCTACTGTGACTGCAAATGGATGTTTAATATTTAATGATTCAGCTTCAGGCGACCCAGCAGTATGTGTTTTAGCTTTTGGTGGCGATAAGACATCAACAGCAGGTGATTTTACAATTCAATTCCCAACAGCAGACGCATCTAACGCAATTATTAGAATAGCTTAACATGGCTAATATTACAGGTTGGGGTCGTTCCACATGGGGTTCGGGGACATGGGGAGAAGCTGTACCTGTAGAAGTAACTGGAGTAGTTGGCACAACTGCCATTACCTCAGTTGCGGTAAGTGCTGGAGGAGAAGTAGGGGTTACTGGTGTAGCAGGAACAACTGCACTAGGCACAGAATCTTTAGAAACAAATAACACTTTAGGAGTTACAGGAGAATCTTCAACAAGTGCAGTAGGTTCTGTAGCTGTAAATGCAGCAGCCGTTACAGGAGTATCGGCAGTAGCATCAACTATAAATCTTGGTGAAGATTCT